AAGTATTAATTCCTGTAGCTAAGTATTGAGGTTTTAAATACCACTCTTCAGCTTTTACTTTTTTATTATCTAATTGATAGCCCATAAACTTTGAGTAAAAAGCTTTATTGTAATCTATAAAAGTAGTGTCTTCTAAAAATTCTGCATCTAGTATAGTCATATTAAAATATTTTAGAGTTATCTTGTGAATTGTAATAAGCTGACTTTACTTTAATATACAAATCTCTAACTACTTGGAAAGATAATCTATTAAGTCCGTACTCAGTTAAAACAGTATTATCAGGTAAAAGTACAGGCTTTTTAGATTGTACATCTAAAAGGCTTATAATAGCTTCAGGTTTTGATGTTGCATCTTTCATTTTAAAATCCATTATCTTAATCCTAAAAAAAGTTCTAAAAGCGTAATAGACGCAAGTAGTATATATAAGCAGCCAAAAAGTCCTGCTATTCCTAAAAGTGTTGAGAGTAAATTTTTCATAATATTTATTTGATTAATTATGAAGCAAAGATATAAAAATATAATTATATAAACATAATGATAAACAAAGTTATTAACAATTATGGTGTTTACATCTACGGCAAACTTTATAGCTTGTCTAGTGTACTAGTATTAAAAAGAAAAGAAAGTGCCTAAAACGACTAAAGGGGGGTGCTATAAACTAAAGAATAACACTATTATAATTAATAGAATATAAAATATAGATAGCTTTGTAGAATCCTTTAATTTCATTATAAAGGCATTAATAAATTTATAGGTAGAGTTCCTGAATTTAATACTACACTACAACCTATTGCTTGTTTTTTAAAGTTACGAGCATAAGCTGCGGCATAAGTAGAACTATCCACTCCACACCCAACTTGCAATCCAAAGACTTTAAATCGTTTCCCTACGAACCATTGAACGTAAGCAAGGGTGTGAGTATGACCACAGACTGATGACATTAAGTTATTCTTTGCTTTAGCAGCTGCTTGACCTCCTTCTCCGTGTTCGTAAAGTACATTATCATATACAACAGATTCGCACCAATTCCAATCAGGAGTTCCTAAGACATCATTGTAAGACCTAATCCATTGTGAAGGAATACCACCTGACATAGCTTTACGGCTAGCCATTCTGTCGTGATTTCCCACCATTACATCTATTCCATTAGGTACAGTAGAATTATTAAAGGCTTCATACCACTTAGCTATCTTCTTTATAGCCGTTTCAAGTTCTAATCCTGATGACATCCCATTTGGGTCAGGCTCGTGATAGCTAAAACCGTGAGAATCAATACAATCTCCAATTAAAATTACTTGGTTACAATTATGAACTTTGTATTGTTCTTTGCACCACTCAAGGTAGCCGTCTAAACAGAAAGGTTCGTGAAGGTCGCCAATGACTAGAATATTTCTAACCTCTGACTTTCTCATTTCCTGAATAACGGCTATCTCGTTAGGCTTTAATCTGTATCTATTATTTCTTAGCAACGTCTGCTATTCCCTGACCAACAATAAGAACTAAGATTGCGTGGTATAATTCTGTTGCAGTAGATTGGTCTACTCCTAAATAAGTTACAATAGCAGGAACTACTACAGAACTGATTGCGTACCAAAACTTCTTAGACTTTAACATCTGACCGATTAGGTATTTTTGGAAAAACTTTTTCATTTTATCTATTTTTAATTATTAAATTTATATTTTCTGCTCCCAAATGTATTAATTCTTTGATTAGTAAGTCCATAGCTAACGTGGAGTTATGAACAACATCCTGTTCAGAGCTTAATCCAACTAATATACAACCCCTAGTATCTTTAGCTGTATTCCCTCTATGGAATAGAATCCAATCTCTATTAGGTACTTCTTTAACTAATAGGTGTATATAATGTCTAGTAGCTGATTCTCTTGGAAGTCTTAACCTTACTTTGTATTCTCCTTCAGGAATACAACTTATATTCCTTTGATTATCTAACCAAGGATTTTCTAGCGTATCACACATTCTTTCTCCATTTAGGAAAAGTTCTCCTATAGTGGATTTATTAGAGAATGTATCTCTTATGAGTAATAAGTTAATCAGTTTTTTTTTTGTCAAATTTAACAAATTTATAAATCGTAAAAGTAATGGCTAATATTAAGGAACAAAAAGTTAGGAGTTCATTTGCTTGTCCTAGACTTAATCCTATTGCTGTACTATTTGCTATTCCTACTTGAAGGCTGTCTTGCATTTGTTTTATTATTAGGCTTTTTATCCAAGTAGGATTTAAGCTTTGTTATATTAATTTGTTTTGGCTTGTAGTGTTTCTTCATTATGAGTAATCAGATGAGCTTAAAAAGTTCTGTAAAGTAAGTCTAGTTCCTTGATTTTGTGGTCGTTCAAGATTCATATTATTGTAATAATTTTCTCTTGAAGCTTTAACGTCTGCACCTGTGTTTGTATTATATTCAGGAAAAAGTGAGTTGTTATTACATAAATAAGAAATTAATCTTTCACGATAATAAGAACCAGTGTTTAAAATTTCTTCCCTAAAACTCTGTGCTTCTTCGGTAGTTAAAGCATTACCTGTCTCAGAGGTTTTGGAAAAAATATTTCCGTTCTCTACCTTATGTCTAAGATAATTGAAAGCGTGGTATAGACTATACGAGGGAAGCATATCTCCAATATAATCATCTAACAAAGTCTTGTAAGCTGCATTTACAGGTAGATTTACTGTTCCTGCTGTAATCAAGTCTTTTAGTTTATTGTTAAGGTCAGTACCTAATGCTGTCTCAACATATATTTTCTGTGCTTCTCTTACAAATGGAAGTAATATGTCAACATCTACATTAAGATTAATTGCTGTAGAGTCCTTTAATTTAGCTTCTGATATAAATAGTACATAGCTCATAGTTATCTTGCGTTTACGTATCCGTTATTTTTCATTTTTCTTGGTGGTGTTGCTACTAACTTGTCGTTCTTCTTAGCAGTAAAACCTTCTGACTTAGCTTTAGTGTAACCTATCATATCAGCATCTTCTATCTTAGTAGTCCTAGATTCTCCTATTGTAGTCTTAAAGATTCTTCTACTCCAAAAGTGGAAACATTGAGGTCCTCCTTTATATAGCCAAATTGAGTAAGTATTAGCACCTCCTTTACCGAATCCAGGATTAACAGCCTTTGTACTCATATTTAAAATATCCTCTTTTCTATATAGTTTATTTTGACCTGTCATTTGTCTGCAAAATTCTCTTTTAGTTCCTGACTTATTAGTTAAGAAATTGTCTTGAGAATATACATATCTAACTCTGAAGTAATCATAAGACTTTTTAGATATACCATCTTGTTCAGACTTACGACTAGGAATAGCTCTACCTGTTGAAGCTAGTTCAATCTTTTCTCCTGCTAGTTCATTTAATACTTCTTCATAATTAAAATCTTGATGTTCTCCGTCTACTACTTCTTCTTCTATTAATTCCCAATCATCAGACATATCTTCTCCGAACTCCTCAATGAACTTAGAAAGTTCTGTAGCTTCTTTATGCCCTTCACAAGCCATATAGACTGTCTTACCTTCGTATTCGTGTTCGTGGTAGCCTTCACACCCTAAAGTCTTTGCACTAGCTAAGGCTTCTTCTATGGTGTCATAAACAGGCTTTCCGTCTATCATACCAACTTTAGCAAAGTCTTGTTTAAAATCTTCTGCTACTTCTCCTTCTAAAGGTGGTAGCCCTATTTCTTCCCTTATTTCGTCCTGAGTCATTACATCTCTAATTGTTTCAGAATCGAATTGAATTGTAATTGGTTTAAGTTGTACAAACTGAACAGGCATATCCATATTGTTTACTTGGAATATCTTGTGTAATACTTTTAAGATTTGCCCTTGGAATGGCATTACAACAGTATTTAAGTAAAAATTAGAAGCGTTTAATAATTCGTCAGCCGAACTAGAGAATCCGTTAGCACTATCTAAGCCCATTAATGTTTTGCTCGTAATTCTATGACCGCTTAAAATATTTTGAGTAAGTAAATCTTGTAGAGCTATATACTGTTTGTCTAAATCTGATGGACTAATTGAAGTTATTTCAGGAACTCTAGTCTTGTCATCTGAGAACGTTAAGACAAATTTTCCTGCATTCTTTTCTGATGTAAATTTAGATTCTAAGCTTCTTTCTATCTGATTTCTCTCTTCAGCTGTTGGGATTCCATTTGCGAAAGAAATCATAAACGATCCTGTGAATCCGTTAGAGATATTATTAAGATGAAACTCTGAAACCTTAGAATCAATTAACGCCCAATTATTACAAGAGATGTAATCGGCTGTGTAATAGCTATTCATATTAGGACTATAAAGACCTGTGTAAAGAATTTGATTAGGAGAAGTTCTGTCGTTCACATTAAAAGCAGGAACTCTATAAGGCTTGTTAGTTCTTGTGTTTGCCCAATCTCCTGATACATAGTAAGCTCTAGTCTTGCCAAATTCATCAGGACGCTCACATCTAATCTTTTCGCACGGAATGTGATAGATTTCAGCTATCTGTGTTCTGTCTTTTGACCATACTATATTTAATGCAAATGCTCCTTGTAATTTAAAATCAAATGCTACCTTTTTCAAGACTTCGTGTAGTGTTTCATTTGAGTTAGCGTTATTCATAAAGTTTTGAAGCTTAATCCTAGCTTCAACATCTCTATCATCTTCATCAGTTATGACTAAGTCCTCTCCACTGATCATTTCAGCAGTAGCATTTACAATCGCAGCCGTTATTGAACTTGAATAGTAAAGGTCAATAAGAAACTGAGGGTATAGGTTTCTCCATTCGCCATTAGCGTCGCCGTACTCAATGTAATCCTTTCCTCTAACCTCTTGTACTAGAGGAGCTGTTGAGGTGCTTAAATCTACTGAAATTATCTTATCCATTTTATTCTATTATTAATTCATCAGGGTCTACATCTGTACCTTCTGCGTTCTTTTCATAACCCAAGAACGAATGTACACAATCTACAGGAAATAACTCGTTTATTCCAAAGTCAATTTCTTCAGTAGTCATTAGGTCGTAAAATACTCCAGGGTAATATACAGGAGGTGTTATCTCGTGTCCATCAGGGTCGTATGTTCCTGGTATCTCTACTATCTTATTTAAAAATACTATTGCTTGAGTTCCATTTGTATATACTTGTTCGCCTTCTATTATTTCATAAGTACCTTTAGCAAGTAAGTCAGCATCTCCTTCTGCTTTTGAGTCGTATTGTAATTTGTATATATTCATATTATGAAGTCAAAGAAGTTAATTGTGCATCTGTTAAAGCTGTCTTGTAGACTTGTAGTTGTTTTACTTTGCCGAATAAGTTTTGCGTACCATCACCTCTGTCAAAAACTAAAGCATTTAATGTGCTAGATGAAAATGCAGCAAAACTTGTATCAGTATATTCAGTTCCATTTACCCACATAGCACAATCATTTACTTTATATTTGACAGCTATTTTATTAAAACCTGATTGCAAGGCTTTACTATAAATACCTAAATTTGTTCCTGAACCAGCACTCTCTACACTTATTTGATTTGAAGAAACAAAAAGACTTATTTTATTTGTTAAACTACCATCTGTTATGCTAATCATTTTATTTGTAGCATCTGTACCTGTTATATTTTCTAACTCTACAAATAAAGTACCTTCTGTACTATTAATCAAACTACCTATACCATCTCTTGTGAATTGGTCTTTGTTTCTTGTAACTGTACTTCCTGATGTTGGAATGTATGATGTTGCGTAAGAACCCGCTTCAATTTGAGCGCCCCAAATAAAATAATTACCTAAAGTTGTATGTGTTGCATAACTACCATCAGGGTATGCTTGAATTTGAAATGGTCTATTCCCAGTATAATTGACACCTACTTTAAACCACCCATTACCTAAAGATTCTATTGTTCCGTTTGCATTTGT